AGATCGCTACCGCAATACCGGCAAATCCTCGGGCCATCCGGATCGGAATTGAGCCGCTTGCAATCCGGACAATGGACCGTCACCGCTGGCCAAGCTCCGATCGGACAGCGAACTTGCGGCATGCCAACGCCTGTTGCGATCAGCCCAGGCTTGTCGTTGCCTTTGGCCAGTTCTTTCGCGCGGACCAATTCGCAGACGCCGTTTACGTTGCGACTGCAACCGCCGTCGCAGATCGCTTGCCGGTGCTGCTGGTATTCGACCGGTCGCGGTCCTGGGCAGACATGCGGATAGTTGGGAGCCCGGTTGCGAAGAAAGATCCCACACGTCGCGCAGTGAAAGTCCTCGACAACCGGTTTCGCTCGCTCACGATGGATCCGCGTTGACTCCGCCTCTTTCTCCGGTGCAGTCGCTTGCCGCTTAACGTTCACCACAGCTGGTTCGTCGGCTCGCTGCTTGCGTTCCCTGCGTGTTGCGCTGAGTTGCACGAGAGACTTCGGTTGTCGTGGTTCGCCGCACATTTCAAGTTTCCTCTGGACAAGGCGGGCAGTCTTCCTCAGCCTCTTCTTTGTAAACAACCTGGTAACCTAAATCTCCGGCACTAGCGGCAATGCCAACGGTGCTCGCGATGATTGCGGCGATTGATTGGTCCGGTGGAACGTTTAAATCGCAGTCAGCGACCGTGTATTGCGGGCCAAACGTAGCATCTACCCAGGCTTCCAACGCGGCCTGCGCGTCGGTCTTTGAACATGCTCGGCCGTGCGCGCAGCATCGGAAAATCACGTCCAATAATCTAAATCCTGATTGTGTCGGCTCACCATCGACACAGCAGTAGTTTTCCCAAATTGCGAAACACTTCCAGTCCGGCAAGTTGGCTGGAGTAGTCGCAGCGCCATGGTGATCCGACAGTGTTATGTCTCCAGGCACAGCCACGTTGCTGCCAGAGATATCGATTCGGCAGTGCATCCATTCGGTATCTGGCAATGGCCAGCAATCATCGCAATCATCCACACCCCCGCAGCAAAGAAACTCAACCAGCACTTGCATTGGATCGCCAGCACCATCTGAATTCTTTGCTGACTGAATGGTAACGGTGCTTGGTGTTAGCGGGCACGGCACGTACGTCATTATCTCGTACTCGGTCGCGCTAACATCTGTGCCCCAAACGATCTCCACAGGCGGTCCGTCATCAACACTCCCTCCAGCTCCGATCGCTGGTGAGTGTGAAAACCTTGTCCAACCTTCGCCAGTGAAGTTCAGGTTCGGATACCACGGCGGCGTCGACGTAAACTGTGCCGGAATCAACTCGATTACGAATGTCAGTTCTAAGTTATCTGGAATGCAGATTGTTTTCTTCGTCGCGTCTAGTCCTCTAACCTCTACCTTCATCCGATCGCCAATCGCATTTTCAGCCCAAAAAACTGGGTTGCCTGCCTCGTTCTCTTCATACGTGTCGGCGATGTAAAAACAGCAAGATTCACACGTAATCACTGGGTCGCAGCAATCAACCGAAGTGCAAAACGTAGACGTGATTACCGCGAAATCCCCGAGCCTATCGCCTGCCTCGATGTCACCGTACTGCGTTCCAGAGTCGGCCCAACACTTGTCATATTCGAGCACGACTTCGTAGGTGTCGTAATAGCTTGGTCCGTTATCGACCAAGTATTCCCATTCGATTAGTCCATCCAGAAACTCTCCGTCATCAAGCACAGCAAGCGGAGTGTGTGAGATGTATTTCCAAGATCTATCCCAGCGGACGAACGGTGCAAACTGGGAAGCGTCACCCTCTGGATCAAGCGTGAATTCAAGTCTTACCGTGATCTGCTCGCCGTCACAAACCCAGCGGACGTTTTTCGTTGGCATCACAACGGTAACGACTAGATTCGTAAACGTCTCTTCTAAATCTCCATCCTCGTTGAACGTGCCCCAATCGATTCCCATGCAGCAGTTGCCGCACCCATCAGCGCTGCAGTCACAATAGCAATCGCCGAAAACGAGTTTACCGTCAACCGTCAGTAGCTTGCCGTGCTTCGATGCCAGTCCGCTCATGCGTTAGCTCGGTGTGATGCAAGGTTGCGAATCTACAGTACCGTCATACCCTGGATCGGCACGGTTCACCGCACTCGGCAACGCTGGAGGATCGCTTACGCAACCCGATGGGCACGGTGAAGGATTCTTCCACGCTTGATCGTCATAGCTCCACACCCAATTCGTTGTTCCAGAACAGTCCGGCGCAGGATCAACAGGGCATGGGTAGACTGGGATTTCGGATTCGTGCGCGGACGCAAAACCGCATACGTAGGCGACGTTATGTCTGATAATAATCCCAGTCGACCCAAGATAGACATCTTGCACGATCGATACAGGGATAGTCCCAATTTCAGTCGTCTCCGACGACTCTGCAACTCCGTCGCACACTACCGCCTTGATCGCTTGAGTCGTGTATCCAAGAGCACATCCAGTGAATGCAAACTTTTCCTCTGGTGGGTCAGCAGTAGTTTGTCCACCTTTCAGAACAGTTATCGACGATGTGTCGCCCATCATAGCGGCTGGCGTTGCAATCGCTTGGTACGTGTCCGAATTCGCATCGTAAAACGCGATCACGTCGCAATCATTGCATGGTTCACCCAGTGGGTATTCGACGTTTACCGTACCGCATGATGTAGGGTCTGGACCGTCCCAGAAGTCATCTACCGTTACAGTGTTATTGCTTCCGCCAGCCTCATACGCAAACTGAATCCAGCGTGCCTTGCAATGATCGCCAACAATACGGCCGCGAATTGATCCGTCGATCGACGTGTCCTCACCGTAGACCAGAAACGGTCCAGGCCCTTCGCTAACGTCCCACGATCCAATGGTTGGCTTGTATCTCTTGCAGCTCGAGTACGTCGATGCAGTGCCACGCATCCGTACCACGCCGAACGCATAAGCCCAGCCCCACTTGTCTGCCTCGACCGCGAATTGCGAGTTGAAAATGTACTCGCCGCAAATTGATGTCGGCTTCGTTACTGTTACGAAAGTGCGGTCCAAGTCTTCTGTTGTGCCAGTTACTTCCAAACACGCAAATGGCGGTATTTCCTCGCCGCTGTCATTTCGGAACGCAACCCGATGCACACCGGGTTCGTTGACATCCGCTGGCCTGCGTTTGTTCCGCAACGCGTCCGCAGCCATTGTCTGTTTAACGATGTCCCAGATTATCTGCGTTTGCTCAGGGGTGAATGATCCGATCTCGCGACGTGCCATCGATTACACAACCTTATAATGCGTTACCAAGACCGTGGTGTTAGCCGCTGACGCTTTTAGATAGGTGTCAGCCAGCACTGACGTTCTTGGCATTTTGGCGGTCTCGCCAGCGATGATTCGGAACAACGGATAAAACGTGGCAGCAACAACAACCCCGACTTCCACGTATGCTGTAGCATGCAGGTTTTCGAGTATCGTCAACACGCTATCCGTAGCGTCCCCAACGCTTATCGTCTCTTGCGTTGTCCCAACTAGTTGAGTGGTCGAGTGGATCACGTCGCTAGTGGTTGTCACGCTCTCAGTCTTGGATGGTAGAGTGTGGCGGATAACTCCGTCACGAAGAAACTCAGCTCGCATCGTTGTGCGTATCGTATTTGCCATATCACAAAAGTCCTAAACTATTAAATGGTAATGATCCGTAGACCTGTGCAGTCAACCAAACCGCAGCGTCTGGATCGTACTCACGCTCGCCGTTCGATTTGAGTAGCACTGGCTTTGATTCCTCGGTTCCGATCCCGTCCGTCGCACGAACAATCACGCCGTCCTTTAGTTCGTACAACCCTTCGTTGCGGTATCGCTTATACCACGCCTTATCCGCAGTCACGCGATACGGATAGCGGAACTGAAACGTTGCCGACACCTGCCACAACTCTTGCGGTGCACCGTATTTGAATCGGTTCTTGGCCGAGTACCCGGTCAGCCTGCACGTACCAGGCGGCCAACCAAGAAAGCTATCGCTGTTGGTTGCGTGTCGGTATTCGTAAATTGCAAACGTGTTAATGTAGAAAAACTGGCGGCTGATCGTGCATGTCTGGTCGGCAATGTCCATCGTTAGACCAGCTACCGGCTCGCCGTTGGCGTTAACGATCGCTCGTCCGTTCCAGTCTTCGTCAATCTCTTCCGTCGTGCTCGTGTCTCCCCATTGAACGTCAACCGACGCGTCGATTGGGAATCCCAGATATTGTACCTCGACTTGCCAAAACACTGGCCCAATTCGCGACACAGAGTGACCAACGCAATACGCGTCGACCCCTGGCTCTGGAAACTGATCGCCAATTTTCGGTAAGTCATTCGCAAGCAACACCGTAACCTGTGTGTCGTCTGGATCGTTGACGAGCACCTGATATGCGGTCGTGAAGTTAAAGTCAAAGCCGACCGGTTCAGCCCTTGGTGATGAAGTTGACGCACTGTCACGCGACCACATTTTAGTAACGTCGACTACGGACATTATGGAGGTGCTCCAATCAATACTCCGGAACCGGCCAAGTCAGCGCGAAGCATTGCAAGTTCTCTAGCTGAGCTTTCAGCAGCAGACGTCGCTGCCTCTGAACTGGCGGCAATCTGCTTGTTTCCGTTGACGATCTGCTCAAGCAATCCTTCGACTGTTTGCTTGCGAGTCCCTGGTCCGCGTGTGAGTAGTCGCGACTCAGCGGCCTGCAAAACAGCGTCGTCGTTTGCTCCTTTGTTGCTTGCGTTACCAAGCACCTTGCCAACGTCTTTTTTCTTCGCTTCCTCTTCGCCTTTTTTCAGGCTCAGCTCAACGGTATCGGCGAGACTCTCGCCAACGTTTTCCCCCAGCTTTACCGCACGATCTGCAAACTTGCGGTTAAACTCTTCAGCTAGTCCTGTGCTGATACTTCCAATCTTCCCGCTCAGTTCCTGTTCTTTGGCCGTCAATGCTCTTGCGGCAACTTCCGGAATCGACTCAATCGACGACTGAAACCCTTCGAGATATGAGCGTCCGCTGATCTCTCCAAGTTGACCGAGTAGATCGGTTGAACCACCGCTTGCGATGAAATCCCATAAGGCTTTCATCGTGTCGATGATCTTGGTCGTCGCGCTGTAAATCACCTGATAGACCGCGTTGTATGCAGTTTCGATGATGTTAAAAAAGTTATCCGCGAACCATCCGATATAGGCGGGCAACGTCGTTACGAATAGATGTTCTGTGTCTGCCCGGTATGATTCGTACCGCAACTGAATCGACGCGAACACCAGATCGACGACAGCACCAAAGTTGTTGAAGATCACTTCAGCCATCGTCAGCCCAGAGATTACACCGTTCACTGCCGACTCGATCGTCGCGATGATGACCGGCTCCCACTGCTTAAAGAATTCAGCGGATGACTCGATAGCCGGTCCAAGCACGTTCGACAGTGCATCAGCTAATAGTGTGATTCCCTTGTACGCCAACTCTCGCAGCGGAGCGATTAACGTTCCTACTTGCTCTATCAAGTTGCCGACACGATGGCTCATCCGTTCAGCTTCGCCTCCAGCCGACTGGCTAGCCGCCTCCTTCATTGCCATCCCACGAGCGGACAATTCCATCACCGCAGCGAGCTTTTCCTCGTCTGTCTTCATTTCCTTGATTGCTGGCAGCAGCTTTTCAAATGCCTTGAAGTTTCCTTCCGTTGCTAGCCGGGCTTTTTTTAATCCATCTTCAAGCGACACGCCTAATGCTTCGCTAAGCCCGATTGCAGCCACAGCCATGTTATCGAGTTCGTCGTTGTTGACACCGAGCACCGCAGCCTGTTTCATCAACTCCTGAGTTTCTTCTGCTGCGATATTCGTTGTGCGCTCGAGTGCGTCGGCAAGGTCTGTGTTGGCTTGTAGCAACGATTCGGACGACCCGCCGTTTAGCTCCATCGCTTGGTCGAGCGCACGCACGGATTCCGTGGCAGCGTCGAAGTCGTCGACGCCTTGGCCGATCATACTGAACACGCTACGCACGCCTTGTGCGGCTAGTGAGATGGCACCGAATATGCCTGCGGCTTTTGCAAGACTTGTGATTGAAAAATTGAGTTTGCCGAACGATCGCTCCGACGTGTCACCAAGATCCTTGGTTGATTTCTCCAGTCGACCCATAGACGTGTCAACGCCCTTGAGAACTGAGCTTGCTTGATCCTTTGCGCCGATAACGTACATCACGTCAGCCATTTATTTCCTCCTCCTTTCTGCTTGCTCAGTTTGGATCTTGCTTCGTTCGTTTTTCAACCGACTCGATAACTCTAAGTAGTACTGGGATTGTGCCATCAACCCACCAGCAACCGGCAACACACCGTCTTCGCACTGGTCAACGATGTTGATGTCTCCAATCAATTCGCCGCCGACGTAAACCTGCGGACACTCCTCGACGCGATACCATCCGCTCTCGCAACCGCTGCATCCAACACCACCGCACTCTGTGCATACGATCTCCGCTGGTTGCGTTTTAGTTACGATCCCATTGCAACGACCAACGCATCCGGCACAGAGTTCACCACACCGGATGAGGCTGGCGACACGGATTTTTTTCGGTCGTCTGCTGACAGCCTCCCATCGCCTGCGGCAATACTCAGGATCTCAGTCAGTTCCTCGATTGAATAAACCTCTTGCAGCGATTCGCGACTAAACGGAATATCGAACCCAGTATCGGGGTCCGTCATGTTTTCCCAGCCGGTTAACACGCTCATTGCTGCGTCGATCGCACACTCAATCTTGGAGTCTGAAGTCGTCGCCTTTTTCATCGCATCCATCGACGACATAAGCTTTCTGGCTTGGCTGATATTCAGCGACTTGCCAAACGCTTTTGGTTGCGGTGTTTTGTCTTTGTCGCACTCAAGCACAAAGACGATTCGCAATCCAGGCTCAAGCGAACGCGGCATTACGCGGCCTCCGCAAAGTCAATACTGATCTCTTCGTCTGGGTCATCGTTTGCCGTCGCAAGCCAGGTCAGTTCATCCGTCAACATCCCGCTGCGTTCGCCCTGCTGAACGTTTTGCAACTGAGCTTTCGGTAGCGTGATGACAAGACGATTCTCACCAGTGCCGCCAGTCGTGATGACAAGGATTCCTGGCGTAGGCGTCAACCATTGTGAGTGACGATCTTGCGTTGCAACGAGCACCATTTCTGGGTTCGCTGTGACCGTCGTTTTGCGGTTCACCACCATTGCCGAGATGATGCCGGACGCGTGACCAGCACACTCTCGCATGATGATTTCGTTGCCAGCGTCAACCGTCACTGACTCGGTACACATATTCGACGAAGCCCACGAGACCGAACCCGCAGCCATCCGCATCGGGATCGTCGTGGGAAATGTCGGGTCGATAATTGCCACATCGGTCGGGTTTGTCCAACGACCCTGGAAGGTCCAGTTGAACTTGACCATGCGACCGGTCGGCAAGTCGATCGTGAACGTACCCATGCAGCCGCTAAGCACGCGGAACACGCCATCGACGAACCCGCCGATCGTCAGCGTTTTGACGCTGGACCCTGGACCTTGGCTTAGCGGGTTGAACGTGCCAGCCGAGTTGATAAAGCCGCATGCCGGTAGCAGCACCGTAGCCCACGCTGGTACTGTCGAACCATCGTAGTAGGCCTCCGTCGAGAACGTCGCTGTTCCGCTTCGCTGGCCAGCGATAGACGGGTTGTAGTTGAAACCGCCTTGGCCTTCTCTTTCCTCCATCGTGATGTTCGGCTGAATCGCCAAGTTCATCACGTTGTAGACCGCTTCCGCAGCGGTTAGCGTTTCGGCAGTTCCGATTGTGGTTTCAACCTTTGCAGCGAATACGCTGCGCCGTCGTAGTAATGGCATCAGACACCTACCTTTGTTTTAACGATTCCAGCTTGTCGAAGTAGTGCAATACGTACACGTTCTTTGATCTCTTTTGGCAATTGCGTTTCGATAAACGCCAGCACTTTTTTTTCCAGTCCAGCCGCAGCGAATGCATCGCCTGGCGACGGTCCAAATACCTCGACAAGTGGACCTCGTTCTGGCCCGACGCGGCGATAGACCTTGCCACCCTTGCGGATAATGAACGCGTCCTTCGCGATCATGCGGCCTTTGTCAGCTTTTGTCCTGCGGTATGTAACGCCGTTTTTTGTCTGTGCCGCACCGAAGTAGCGCAGCGGAATCGGGTATCCGGTCCACATCACAAGCCGAGCGTAAGTTTTGTTTTCAGTTGCTTTCGACTTTGTGCTAAGAACTTTCTTGAGTACCTTGGCAGGGACAGGCAATTCTTTTCGCAACTCACGAGATGCAAACGTGACGGCCTTTTTTTTCGTTGCGTTTATCGCTGTTGCTAGGTTGCGTGCGATTAGCTTCTCAACGCCCTGAAACGTCTTCGCTAGCTCTTCTACGCCGGTTGCTTTTACGTTGTACGTGATGCCGCTCATGTCACCCTCTCAAATTAAAAGGGTTGTCTTCGTCGGTGCGAAATGTCGTTACCATTGCGACTTTCACACCAGCAAAAGCACCATTGCTGTCGGTATGTTCTTCAGCACTTCCAAAAGCTGAGTTGATTGCCTTCCCGCCCCATTGCCACCACGCTGAAATGCCGTCGCAGCAAGCTTTGAGGATCTCCGCGTGCAGCCGCATCTTGTAGGTGTCGACCGCAACCGTGTCGGTGTCGCTTGGCTTGATCAGTCCGCAAATCTCGACCGTCATATCCCATGCCGTCGCAGGCGGATTGCCTGGGCACGACAACTCTGGATTGACAGCGAGTGACACGAAGTTTACCACGAGTGTATTGTCTTTCGGTTGCCACGTACCAACGCGAGTTGATCGGTTAGTTGTGGCATATGTTGCTAGTCGCGTTTTAACTGCGGCTAGTATCTGTTCGGATATTGGCTCAGCCATCAAATCACCGCCAATTGCACGACGCCAGCGTCTTGGCTCAGCATCATCCCAACGCTAAACGTTGTAGGAATGACCTCGCCGATTCGCCGGACGAACTTCAATTCATCTTTTCCTGTGTCGATCTCTCTTGACGAAATTCCAGAACGACACGAGTTGTAAACGCGAACGATAAACTGCGGCAAAACGGTATTGCCAGCAGCATCAAAAACGGCAGGCGGGTTGCGGTCCACGATGGCTTCAATCGACCGCTCACCGCCGCCGTAAGGCATGTATGTAATTGACTCCCCGAAGTTGCTAAGCAAAATCGGAAACCCTGCGGCTGCAAAGTGGGAGTCGAATACCGTTGGCATTTGTTACGCCGTAATGTTGCTCAGCAGATGACCAGCCTCGGCATACAACACAACTTCAGTAACATCGTGGCGAACGCGGACAACGTTTCCGCGAACTTGTTCGTCGCGATAGCTTTCGACAGTGCCACCGATTGACGATCCATCTGCTGCCCAATGGAAGGTTCGACCGATACAAGGCTCTCGCATGTCGCCGCTGGTCGCGATCTTGCAAACCATCGCGTACTCGCTATCCCAAATTTGCACTGGTGTTGCGGTCTGTCCTTCCTTGGCCGAGTTCTTCGATGTGCCAGCGACGATGACAAACTCAAGATCGAGTGCAGCTGCAATCATCGCGGTAGTCACGTCGCTAGCTTTCGCTGGAGACCCAGCACCGCTAGCCTCGATTGCGTCGACCACCTGGGCACAACGTCGGAGGTTGCGAAACACCTTGCGATTAATCACGAGTGCATTTGCCCACAGGCCACTGTTGTCGTAAATCTTTTGGACAGCGGCTTCGACGTTCGTCAATGGTACCGCAGTCGCAATCGTGCTCCACTCGGTACCGACCGCAGTAGTGAGACTCGCGCCGGTCCATGTCGTTGTGTTGAACACTGCATCGGCAACGCGACCTTCGGCATTTCGCAATACCGATGAAAATGCTCGCATCGTAGCAATCTGTTCCGCGTCGAAGTATTCCGCATACATCTTCGCTTCGCGATCGTCGATCACATCCTCGGCACCATGCTCCTCAGTCGCATAAGTCGCGGAAGTGAACGTAAAATCGCCACGCGAATAACCCGCTCCAGGGCTTCGGCGCGTGACACGTTGCTGTAGCAGTTGCTCTAGCGGGATCTTCCCGAATGAGCCCGCTTGGCTGGCGACGTTGATAACCGGAAAGACTTCCGTTGCGACGTAACCCGCCTTTTCTGATTCAAGGTCAAACTCTAAAAACGTTGCGAGGTCCGGTCGCAGGGTGGCTAGTGAGCCGGTTGGACTTGGCATTTTGCTTTACCTTTTCCCCAGGCAAAGCAGACATGGAATTGTTAAGTGACCTGGCCTCTTCGGTAGCTACTCCGATTCGGCCTAGGTCACGCCTGGGGATCGATTAGCTCGCCGCTGCGCCGCCGTAAAGTAACGGCATCACTTCAATAATGTCGTTTTCTGCGGTGGCCGCTTCGAGCGCAATAAACATTGGGAGCGCTGTTGTTTCTGCGGTGTCTTGGACCTTGCCACCAGCTTCGGTGTAGAGCGTGGCAGCGATGGCAATCGCTTCCTTCGCAATCATCTTGTAAGTCGGGAAAAACATTCGGACAGTGATCTCATCACCGTCAGCGAATGCTGCCCGCGTGGCAATACCGATCGCTCGGGTTGCTAGTCCGTTGGTCGACACTTTGCCAGTGTTGGCAAGTTGCACCAAAGAGTACTGCGTGATTGCTGCGGACGCGGTAAACGTTCGCTCCAGAGTGTTGACGTACTGACTCATTTTTTAAGTATCCTGAAAGGGTGATTCGTTTTGTTTCGCTTACGCTCACGCTCGATGCGTTAGCTGTTGATTTCTGCAAGCATTGATTGCCGCAAACCAGGATTGGTTCGGTTTGCCATCGCAACCGCTCGCATCTTGTCGCCTTTGCATTTCGGCAAACAATCGTTGATAGCTGATTGCCACCTATCGCCAGCTGACTTGCCGGATTCCTTGGAGACAGCAACAGGCTTGACGCCCTTGGCTTTCGCTTTTGCCAACGCCATTTCCTCTTCAACAACAGTCTCTTCCGTGGGTGCAACGACTGGATCCTCTTCGGCTTTAGCACCGCGAAGTGCAAGCAACTCTTCTTCCATTGCTTGACACTTCAACGATAGTGCGGCATTCTCGGCCATCATCTCTTCGACTGCGGCTTGCGCAACGGATGCCATCGGCTTCCTGGCCTTGAGACAAGCAAGAATGCTTGACGGCTTCATTTTCGGAAATGCCGCTTCAATTTCGTCAATCGTGGCGGCAACGGGTGTCGATTCGCTCATCGGTTTTACCTTTGTTTGCGAGTCCTGTTTGCCACCCGAGCCCGACCCAAATAGGGCCGATACAACTCCGTGCGGCATCTTCTCCAACTGTGCGAACACTCGCCCGCTGATTGGTTTTTCTGTGATGCGATTCACCAGACCGCTGGCAATCGCTTCTTGTGCGTTGTAGTACGTTTCCGTACCCATAATGGATAGAATTTCATCGGGTGACTTGCCACTCTTGGCAGCGTACCCAGCGACCATATTGGCTTTCATCTTGCTCAGCAAAACGGCGTCCTTAGATAGCGAGTCGGCATCGCCTTCACTTGTCATCCACGGGTTGTGCAGCATCATGTAGCCGTTTGGAGTGATCTCCACTTGCTCACATGCCATCGGGATAAACGACGCGATCGAAAACGCGGACGATTCAATCACCGCTGTCTTAGGACCGGCATACGCAGACAACGCATCGTAGATCGCAAAACCTTCAATCACGCTCCCGCCTTCGCTGTGAATCTTCACGACGATTGGCGTAGAGTCTGTTGGCAATTGCGAACGAACCCACTGCGAACTGATCTCGTTCTTTCCGGTGCCAATAATCCCATCGATGCGAATTTCAGTTGCCACTTGCCACTACCTCCGGTGTATCGATTTGTCCGTCAAGAGCGTCGGCAATCAAAGCGTCCACAGACGATAGAGCGAGACCAATTCCGCCGAGGTAAACACGGGCCGCCGCTTCACTAGTTTCGCCGCTTGCCAACTCTTCAAGAATCTTTTTTATGGCTTTGCGATTCCGGTTGAATTGCAATGTCGATAGTCCAGCCATTTCGCTAGTACCACCAGCCGCTTCAGCCGTACCTGCCTGAGCATCGATCATCGCCGGATCTTGTAACGCGATCGTCTGACCTGCTGGCATCGGCAACGGCATCAAGTCACGCCACGATATAGGCGATTGTGTTGGATTGTCCGCGTTGATCTTTTCAGCAGTCTTCATCGCGTTGCTGATGGCATAGCCGTTATCCTCAACGATTTCATCGCTGACTTCCTCCCAGTCTTTACCCCGTGCCGCGTGCATTCTGCGAGGCGATGTCAACGCATATTTAAGTTGTGTCGCATCGCCTTCAGCGTCCGCCACTGGTTCGATGTATGACCACGTTGGGAGGTTCCAGTTGTGACCAAGCACATCAACACTAGATTTCGATGCTGCCCTTCGAAGTGCCGAATCCTCAGCCATCCATTGTGATACTTTCCAGCGGTACGCAGGGCGATGCAAACGACGCACTAGGTTTTGTTGATCGGCGATGAACCCTTTGCGGGCTTCGTCAACCGCTCCACGCCAACCGCTAAAGTTCGTCTCGCTGCCATCCATTAAAACAAGGCAAAGCGGCAGACCAAAGTTGACGCCGATCACCTGGAGAATCAGCTTGACCTGTTGAAAGTATTCGCTATTTGGCACGTTCGGCGAGAACCCTTGCAACTCTTCTCCAGGCTGGCCGACAATTTCCATTCCCGGCGAGACGCCCTCCAGTTGTCGTGTTCCGCTAGCGGTAGTTTCAGTTGATGAAATTCCATAACCGTCGACACTAGGCAACGCACTTGAACCAGCAGCAAGTTTCCTGAATACCGCGAAACACGAGACGACTTGTTGCTGTACCAGCTTTGCGAAATTGATGTCCTCTAGCATTCCTGAATAACTGAAGATCGGTGCTAACTGAGTGACACCACGAGTCTGCAAAACGCGACGAGGGTTGTAAACGTGAAACAATTGGCGGATACCGTCACTGTTTCTAACGTCAATTGGTGTTGCCGACCCTTTCGATCCAAACTCGTTTAGTTCCTCCAGTACCCAATACTGAACTCGTTTCTTGTAACGATCCGTGGTGACGCCAAGAAACGTGCTTTCGACTTTGCTTTTTGTCTGGATCGCGTGTGATTCGAGGAGCTGGAAAGGACCATCCTCAGTTCCAGTTACGACAATGTCGCCGTCAATCGATTCCGACCGAACGCATTGCCGCTCGATCTCATTCCAAGTTGATTCGCCAGCAATATCGCATAGGTCAGGGTCGTCCGCTTCTTCGCACCAGCGAGCGTACAAATCTTGGTCTAGCTTTTTGTCGCCAGTCTTTGGGTCAAGTGTGAATCCGCCTTGAACGATGTTATCCACGCGACGATCGGCAAGGATGCCAACCAGGGCGTCGTTGCGATCCATATCGCGGGCTTGTTCGATGTCCGCGTAATACTTTGACTCGGTTCGGTAGTGATAATCCGGCCCGCTACCCTGAGGAGAAACGCCAGTTCGTCGACGAACGAAGCGACTTGCGCGGCTCATGTCGTAATCAGCACGGATCTCGTCAAACTGCTTTTGCAGGCTCATCGATAGCCCTCAGCAGTTAGAAATCGCACGCGAGGTGATGCACCAGTCGACGTAACCGCATTACCTGCAACGTAGTCCTGCGCCCTGCGGAGCATCGTATCGACAAACGACTTTCCAATAGAAAGGCTCGAGCTTTGATTGCTAGCCGACTCTGCACGAAGTATCAACCAGCGTTTTGCTGCGGTGATAAATAGACGTGCCCGAGCGACACTAGCAACCTCTTCAAAGTCTGCGTAGCCAAGCAAGTCCGCTTCGATGTCGGCAATCACCATGCCGATAGAATAGGATTGCTACGCTGCCAATAAATTGAAAACCGGAAAACGGATTGTCGTCTAGTAGTAATGTCCTTCGGTGATAAAGTTCAGCCCCATAGGTGTTTCCATTTTCTGTGAACACCATCGGGCAGTCAGGCATTCAGTACCATCGACAGGGATTAACACTTTCACAACCGGGCCGCATGGTCTTTTAATGCTGACGACAAAGTCGTTTCCGTCTTCAGACAATTCGGTCGCTATTATTTGACACTCATTCATGTCATTACCTCGTTCTCAATAATCCATTGGATCGCCTGCGTTTTGTTAGTGACGAAACGCCCGTCTAGCGTCTTTGCCCCGTCGTCTTGCAACTGACGTAGCTTGTCCCGCAACTTTACTGCGGCAGCTCGCGTAAGCTTGGCGTCAATTCGCCGAGACACGTAACCTTCTGTCGCTATATGCTCGCGATACGCTTCGCCAATCTGTTGCAATGCGGACGATGCCGTCGCTGGATGAACTATTTCGCCTGGCTTAACGTCCACGCTCGGTAAATTCGGTTTAGCCATTTTTATCATCTTCCTACTTTCGTTCTGTCGCTAGAAATGGTTGTCCATATTGGTTCACAATCGCTGGTCGTTTCGGTTTTATCTGCTGGGCCAGCGGTCGATTGTCAGTCTTCGGAATGATCCGAACGCCAACACACCCAGCCGCAGCACATGCCAACGCACACGCATCTAGGTAGTGGTTGTTTTTGCTCAGCGTTAACCACTTGCGAACAATCCCCTTACCTTGAACAAACGTATCTCGACGCTCCTCGGCCACGATGTGGTGACTAAACGCTAAATGACGCTTTCTGTCGTCAGGTGCCGCGTATAGCGACAGCGAACCGTCGTTAAACTGCTGCGACTCGTTAAACGTCGCTGTAACGAATCGCTCCTGGAGCCATTGCTTCCAGTGTTCCGTATGGACGTTGTATAGCCACAATCGTTCTTGCGGCTGGTGCGAAGCGAAACATTCTTGGAATGGACGTTTGTCGTTTGTCGGTTCCTTCGGCTGTCGAAATCGACCACTGTCCCAACCCTTTGCAGCCGCAAAGGGAGTCCCGCCAACTTGCCGCACAAACTCGTAAACGGCATCACCGTAATCGCCTGAATCTACTAGGCAAAAGTCAAGCCGCCCGTCCGCTGATATGTCTGTGCGAAACTGCAATAACGCCGGTAGCAGCGCAGCCATGACGGCCTTGCTATCCGTTGCCGTCATCATGCCTGGCGTTTCCATGACGCCATAGTCGACAATGTTTCCTATCGCATTCCCATGCCAAGCAACCTTGCACCAATGCGAGTAGTATTTTCCGATGTCTAAACCGACTGTGACGACTTCTGTGTCGGTATGGTATTGCCCTTGCGTTAGTCCGCTGATTCGCGAGGCGACTCGCCCAGCGGTTAGTCCCGTCGTATCTGGTGCTTCCTCTGGATCCGGATCGTTCTGGTATTCAGTTTTGAACGCTTGTAGCGACGTATCGGCGATCTTGTTAAATGCTTGCTGAATTGCACTCCGAATAGTCGGATTGCCGTTGTCATCCTCAATTTGGTTGACGTGATCCGTTATCATCTTAACACCGAGGTTCATCGCCTCGCGATGGTTGACGTAAAACTCAACGGCACCCAAACCGTACTTGTCGCCAGATTCCTGGTTCGCTCGACGAACCGCGATGTATTCATCCCACAACTCTAGGTTGACCGGCCACGACTCAATGAGTCCAAAACGCTTGCCGTTGTACGCTGGCTTGATCTTTGGGTCAGTCAACTTTGCAGATAGACAATAGCTGTTTTGCGTTGTCGTCAGCACCGCGATCCCCATGACGCCATCTTGTGACACTAGCCCTGATATGTCGCGGTCGAGAATGTTTTCCCTGTCTTCGATCTGCATCTGAGACTTGGCCGATTCCTTTGTCTCTGGGTCGTCAATCAGCACAAAACTAGGCCTGTCCCCATCGATATTGATTCCTCGAAAAGCCGCGTCGAGACCGTAATAGGTCATTTTAACGCCGCCATAAGGTGAACCAGGCACGTAGGGGAAACTAATGTAGTCACTGGTCCAGACGATCCGAGTGAGCTGCCCGTCAATGTGTTGTTTGGCGGCTCGCTGTGGTGCTCCTTCTAAGCACCGGATAGGCCAACACACTTCTGGGAAGTCTTCGAGTAGCAAATTGTTCGTGGCAAACTTTCGCTTGAAGTCTTGGTACAGTCTTCCGGCAAGGTCCGTTGTTGCCGCTATGGCAAGCTGAAATCTAGACAGCCCTCGCAGTGCGATGTACGGCAACAATCCTTTCACCGTTTCCGACTTGCCGCGACCACGGCTAGCCGCTACGGCCTGCCGGCCGCCTTTCTCGGCAATCGACACAACTGCATCGATTATAAAATGGTGATCACGCTCAAACGCCAATCGATAGCGATCTGGAAAGTATGTCCGCATGAACCGCTCGGGATCCTCCAAACACTGCTCACGACGCTTCGGGTTCTTGCACTCTGGAATGATGATCCTTGCCGCTTCGCTCCGCTCCTGTCGCTTGCGAACAATGTCCTTGTCTCGGCTTGTCGGTTCAGCCTCCGCTATCGATTTCAACTGAATCAATGCCTCTCGTGCGAGAACTTTCGGCATCGACGACAATACTGAGGTCAACACCGATCTCTCTAGCGATCTCATCCAATTCAATGTTTCTGTTGTTAATGCTGACATCGACTAACTTATGCTCGTCCTTCTGGTTGCAACTTTCCATATTCCGGACTTCAGTAATCGCTTTTAGTGCGATGTCATC